CCACGTACCAACCGGGCTTGCTGTGGCCTGGCGTGCCCTTGGTGCCAGAGTTGAACCTGTGCAGCTTGCCGTCTAGGTAGATCGCCTCTGGCGGCTCCAGGCCGGCTTCTACCATCGCCTCCCGCAGCTGCTCGTCTGGTGGCTCTACCCTCTTGGGCTCGGGGAGAGCGTAGACGCCGCCGAAGATGCTAGTCAGGTCTGCCATAAATTCTCAATCTCCACAGAAGCAGGCGATCGCTTCTTCATCGGTGACGAAATCAATCTGTGCGCCGTCGTTGTGCAACATGGCGGCATAGCTTGCTCGATCTGAGCGAAAGACGGCGCCGCTTGGCTTGGACGCCAACGCCAACGCCTCCATCTTGGCCCACCAAATGGCACGCTCCGGCTTCTCATGAATCAAGCTCGCCACCTGCGAAGCAGGCTTCAGGAAGCATAGGTCGCAGTTGCCCGCCAACGTCCGCCCGTTGTAGGTTGGCAAGCCAAGATTAAAAGGCTGCGCCTCCCAAAATGCACCAACATCTTGCACCGTCACGCCAGCATCGGCAAGTGGCAAGCACATGATTTCGTTCTTGCTCTCGGCGCTGTGTCCACGAGCGCGAATCTTTGAGACTCGGCGCTGCTCATCGGCCCTGATGCCAATGAACTGATCCCACTCCATGTCTTTTTGTGCCATGCCCTTCTGCTCCCAATGCACCCGCTGGAACTTGTGCATGGTTCTGATCTTCAGTTCGCTCGTACAAAACCGCGTCACGGGATTGGGCAAGTAGTTGCGCTTGCGAATGATGGCCTCAAACGGCTCGCCTTCCCGGCTGGCTGTGGCAAAGTCCACAAGCGCATACCCTTGGGCATCGCTGCGGTACTCCACCCAAGAAATCTGAACGCCCCAGTGCTCGGCGCAGTCCTGCACAAAGCGTAGCGTAGCCTCTTCTTCTTTGCCGGTGTTTGCAAAGCAAACCAGCGCCTCATCTGGTAGCCCCCCCCATTGCTCTGCAACACCCGCCAAAGCATGTAGGCACTGGTTCGCCCGCCGCTGAAGCTGATGCAAGTAGGCCCATCAATCTTGAATGGATCACGCATACGGAGGAGCCTTGGATAGATAGGTCGACAACCGCTGTATCGCGGTGATGCGTGGCCGCTTGCTGCGACCTCGCTGGAGGGCAAGAACGGTACTGTAGTGCAGCCCTGTCGCTGCTGCAACGACCCGAACCTTGCGGTCTTGCAGAGCGGCAACGACTTGCTCAATCGTCATCATAAAGCGTACTCCTGAAAAAAAGTTGGTGAAGATCGAAAAAAAGTTTACCACAACTTGAAAAGATAGGGTAGGATGCTATCCATGCACTGAACGGATCTCCCGACGAGTGCTGCAACAAGGAGAGCAAGATGTTTGAAGTCATTTGGTCGCCAAGGCAGGACAAGTTCATCATCAGACCCTGTCGGATTCTTCACAATGATCCGGAGATTGTCGGCACGCTTGAGCAGTGCCAAGCGTGGGTTTCCCGCCTTCAAAACAAGAACTACTGACATGGCCATCAACCTAAAAACCACCGCATCATTGGCGTCCAACGGCGCCAAGATTCTTGTCTACGGCCAAGCAGGCGCAGGCAAGACCACCCTGGCGGCAACCCTGCCAGCGCCAATCATCTTGAGCGCCGAGGGCGGGCTCTTGAGCATTCAGGATGCCAACCTGCCATACATCGAGGTGAGCTCCATGGCCACGCTCATGGAGGCCTACAGCTGGCTGCGCGACAGCCACGAGGCCAAGGATTACCAGAGCGTGGCGCTGGACAGCATCTCGGAGATTGCCGAGGTGGTCTTGAATGCCGAGAAGAAGAGCAACAAAGACCCGAGGGCAGCCTATGGCGCGATGCAAGAACAGATGGCCGACATTATCCGCGCCTTCCGCGACTTGCCCGGCCGCCACGTCTACATGAGCGCGAAGCTGGAGAAGACGCAGGACGAGATGGGTCGCGTCTTGTACTCGCCATCTATGCCGGGTAACAAGACGGGCCAGGCGCTACCCTACTTCTTTGACGAAGTCTTGGCGCTCCGAGTCGAGAAGGACGCCGAGGGCGTGTCACAACGGGCACTGATGTGCGACAGCGATGGCCTGTGGCTGGCGAAAGATCGCAGCGGCAAGCTCTCTGCATGGGAAACGCCAGACCTTTATCACATCATCAGCAAGATCGGCGGTGCGAAATGATCGCCGTCTGGTTGGCTTGCAAGGAAGCCGAGCGCTTGGCAACCGAGGCCCGCCGGGTTGTCGAAGACGCCATGATCGAGCAGTTCAAGATTGCCAAAGACATGGAGGGCACCAAGACCTTCATGAACGCAGGCTACACGGTCAAGATTGCTGGCCGCCTGAACCACAAGATTGACAGCGACAAGCTCCAAGCAATCGCCGCCGAGGCCGGCTTGGCCGAGCATCTTGGCTCCCTTTTCCGCTGGAAACCGGAAATCAATTCGTCGGCCTGGAAGTCTGCTGACGAATCCATCACGCGCCCTCTCCTGGGTGCGATCACCACCACGGCGGGCCGCCCGTCTTTTTCAATCACCAAGGAATAAACATCATGGCCTCATTCGGAGAAACCTTCGTCGCTGCTGACCTGCCCATGGGCAAGTCTTTCGAGCCCCTGCCTGCCGGCTGGTACACGGCGGCGATCACGCAGGCGACCGTCAAAGACACCAAAGCCGGCACGGGCCGATACATCAGCCTGAAGTACGACATTACCGGACCGTCGCATCAAGGCCGCACGATTTTTGGCAACCTGAATATCAGCAACCCGAATCCGAAGGCCGAGGAGATTGGCCGCCAGCAACTTAACAGCCTGATGCGGGCCATCGGCCTGGCGAAGGTAAACGACACCGACCAACTGATCGGCGGGCAGCTGAAGATCAAGCTGGCGATCACCAGCAGCGACCAGTACGGCGAGGGCAACGAGGTCAAAGACTTTGCTGGCATCGCCGGCGGGGCAATGCCTGCGGCGAGCAAGCCCGCGGCACCAGCTGCTGGCGCGAAGGCTGCGCCGCCTTGGGCGAAGTGATCTAAAGCAACGGGGCGTGACAGGTGTCACGCTCCAATCCAAACCAAATAGGAAATATCATGATTATCAAGTTGAGCAAAGAAGAGATTACAGAAGCAATTCTGGAGTGGACAAACAAGCAAATGGACTTTGACTATCAAGAGCACAAGCTCAACATGGTGGAAATGCACTACGACGGCTGCGAGGTCTCCTGGGTCAAGCCTGCCGAGCCCGAGGTTACCTAATGCGCCAGCACCGCCCCGATCACGTCCTAGAGCGAGCCGAGTTCTTGTCACGCGCTCGCTCCATGGCCCGCCGGGGCGTTGCCCTGACGCATAGCAAACTTACGCCAGCAGAAGTGCAGGAGATCCGTCAGGCCAAGGAAAACCGCCTAGACCTGCTGGCCCACATTGCCGAGACCTTGAGCAATTCCGCACTGGCGGAAAAGTACGGCGTTCATCCACGCACCATTGAGAAGGTGCTGTCTTATGAGACTTGGAGCCACATCAAATGAGTGCAATCCCAATCCCCGACGAGGTAGCCGCGGCCATCGACGCCGCCCACGAGCGCCAGGTCGAGCTACCCAGGCCGCACCTTGGCGCCAGCCAACTCGGCCACGCCTGTGATCGGTGGCTGTGGCTGTCATTCCGCTGGGCGGTGCGCGAGCCATTCCCTGGTCGCATCCTGCGCTTGTTTCGGCGGGGCCGGCTGGAGGAGGCCACCATAGCGGCGGACCTCAAAAGCATTGGGATTGAGATACACAGCACCGAGGGCGAGCAGGCTCGGGTTGACTTTGGCTCGCATGTCTCCGGCAGCCTGGACGGCATCATTGAGTCTGGCGTCCCTGGTGCGCCAAAGGCTCGGCACATCTTCGAGGCCAAGACGCACAGCAAGAAATCGTTTGACGATCTGGTCAAGCACGGCGTTGAGAAATCCAAGCCAGTCCATGCCGCCCAGATGCAGGTCTACATGGCCGGCACGAACATTGACCGCGCCTTGTACTTTGCAGTCTGCAAAGACGATGACCGCATCTACACCGAGAGGTTGCGCTACAGCCGCACGGAGGCCGAGCGCCTGATTGCCCGCGGGCATCGCATCGCTCTGGCGGACAGGATGCCCGAACCCTTGTCCAGCAACCCGGCATGGTACGAGTGCAAGTTCTGCGCTGGGCATGACTTCTGCCACGGCAGCAAAAAGACCAAAGAAGTCAACTGCCGAACCTGTGCGCACAGCACGGCGGAACCCTCAACGCCAGACCAAGATGCGCACTGGACATGCGCACGATTCGACCGCAGCGTGATCCCAATTGAGACCCAATACACCGGCTGCGACAGCCATGTCCT